CTTTTGACTCCAGGCTTGGGCTTCCCTTCAAAGTCGACGCTGTGTGCGCCGCCCACGCCCATGACCTTGATTCCGTCTGAATCGTCATCAACAACTATCACTGCACGACCGTAGCGGGCCATCATTTCTTCAAGGTTTTGGGGTTGATTACTCATTGTTTGTCTTTTTCTTATTCCTATTGGCGTGTTCTATACCTGCTTTAAAGACATCCATGCTCTTTTTCATGGCGGGTTCATCCATGTCTTCATATTTCATACCGCGAAGGTAATCAATTACTTCCTGCATTGCTTTTGGAGAATCCATAATTTGACCAATATCAAACTTTCTCAAGGCTTCCGTCATTTTTGAAACACTCTCTGGCGGCGGATTCTCAATGTGCCAATTGTCCAACATTTTCAATATGGCCTGACCCCGCTCGTTATCTGGAAGAAATTTTGTATCTTCAAAAATTTTCTCTTTTGCTGCGGCCAGAGAGACCAGGTATAGGTTCAATTTGCCCTGGGGCGAAAATGGGGACGCAAGTCTCGTCATGTTACTGACGCGATTGATTTCCGCGATAGCGGCGGCAGGGTCATTTTCCCATTGATTTGGGTCGATTTTGACAGTGGCCACTATTTCCTGCGCTTTTTCTTTTTGGTTGTCTTGGGTGGAAGTCCATACATCGACCCCATCCAGGTCTCAAAAACTTCTGGATTGGAACGTGTATTTAGGGCAAATCTGCCAAATTCTGAGGTGAAATCCTTATTTTTCGCCACGACCAATAATACCCTTAGTCCATATTCAACTGGTTCAACATGTCCAATAATTCGTCCTTGTTTTCCTTCAAGGAATAATAAAACTTATAAAGAAAATGGGCAGTTCCCTTATCCCTTTCATCTTCACATAAAATAGTGGCAAGGGTTTCTGCAAGTTCCACCTGTTCTGGGTCGGCAATAAGAAAATAACTGGTCATTTCTTCAAGTTCTTCGATGGTGAACTGTGGCATCTGCATAAGTGCCAGTATAAAGCACCGCCCCCGCCTCCGCCGAATGTTTCTCGGCTGGGGCGGGGGCGACGCTTATCGAGCGTCAGCCGTTATCAGGCTGGGGCTGAGTCGAACGAGACTCGCACGAACGACTCTGGACGCTTGACGGCTAGCGCCAGGCGCTGCTCGGCAAGAATCACAATCGCGTTGCGGATGAAGAAGTCCGCGTGCTGTTCGCTGACTCGGATGCTCGCCTGCTCGCGGTCGTAGAGTTGTGCACCCTGACCGAACGAGCCGACAAGGGCCGTGCCCTCTGGCATTGCAACCGACTCAACCAGTGGTGTTCTCCACACCTTTGGCTCACCGCCAAGGGCAACCGACGTGGCGATTCGATACTGCCCGTTGGCATCTTTGTCGAGTTCGATTTGTTCCCAGTCATTCGGGTGAATTACGACGCCCGATGGCTCGTAGTAGGCAAGCAACGACAGGGTGAGCGCACGACGGATGGCATCTGCGCGTGAGTCCTTCACTGCTGCATTGGCGCCAGTTGCACCCGACGACCAGTTGTAGGTCTGGATTCCTGGGGTCTTCAACACGCCGAGAAGGTTCTCGCCCGTGCCGTCGCCCGACAGAATCTGCGCATCTTCCTGTAGACGCAAACCGTACATCAGTTCGTTGTCGATGATGCCACGCAATTGCGGCTCATCGGCGAGAACATTACGGTGTGCGGCTTCCCAGTGGGCCATCGTCTTGACCGAAGTCTGCGCACCCTCGAAGGACATACTGGACTGCGGCTTGATGCCGAACTGGTTACCAACGCGCTCCGCGACCATCGCGGCGTTGTTGGTGAAGCCCGTCATGCGGAAGAACTCGATGACTGTCGAGGTCGTCGAACGCGCTGGGAAGAGGTCACGGACTCTCTTGGTGCGCTTCGCGGGGACAATCATCGGGTCACGCTGGACGGTGCCGAACACTGCGTTGGCGTTGTTGCCAAGAGTGCCAGTCGGGAGCGTGGTGTACACGTCCTTGACTTGGATTCCACCGTTGTACTGGAACGGAGCGGCCATGTTGGCGCCCGCGCGTCCATTCTGCAACGACTTGAACTCTGGCGACGCTAGGAACGCTTCGCCGATGCTGCGCGTCTCGACCTGGCCGAACTGCTGGGCCTGTGCGGCGGCTGCCTGAGCAACCGACTCCTTGGCCTGCGAACCGCCCCACGACTCGACTTCGCTCATTGCTTCAAGGCCGCTGATGAGCGACTTGATTTCGCGAATGTCGGACATGTTTTTGTCGAACGCATTCTTTTGTGCTGAAGATACGACAACGGTGCCGTCTTCGACGCGGAACGAATCGGCGATTGCCTTATTGTCCGACATCTTTGAACGAAGTGCTGTCTGCAGTTCGTTCAATCTGCTGGTGTCTTGAGTAGACATGTGATTGACTTACTTTCTTGTGAGTATTTGGACTTGTTGCTTCATGGCTCAGGTAAGCACCCAGCCCTTAGGTATCTAAGATACAGAAAATACTGGTTCTACGGTGTAACTAATTTGGGAAATCAATATGTGTAAAGGATTAAGTTATTTTGCAGCAGGAAATCTGCTCTTGTAGTGCTCTAAATTTTTATCTCCACCCCTGTTTCCGCCATGCTGTTCTGACCACGCCTTAAATTTTGGTTCATCAAAAGCGGTAAAAACTCCATCTTCAACTTTCGCAATTACTTTTGGAGCCGCACCCTCGGGTACATCCATATCCCAAATGTAAACCGTTGCGCCATTTTTTGCAAGTTCCGTCGTTGTGTCATACAAACCGTATCCCTTGCCGCGAATCTCGCGGATTGGCAGTTGTCGCTCGCTTGTTTCGTTGCGCTTTCTGACTCGTTGTTCTGCAACGCTGTATGGAGTGTAAGGAACGTGAACCACTTTTCTGTATGAGGGGTCATCAATAGTTTTATATTCATGCAATCTCATTCCAGTACCTTCGGTAATAATGTCCATACCTTCGTCTGCCGCCTTGTTGACTGCGCGCGTGGCTGCGCGCGCAGATGTTTTATGGACTGCCATCTGTTCGCCTGCGGAGCCCTTTCCACCGTTGTAGCCCTCAACACCAAACTTTATAAAGTCTGGGTCGACATGGGCTGCTTCTGTATCGGATGGCAAAAGACCAGCATCTCGCAAAAATGGAACGAGCGTACTCTTCCCCATTCCGCCAGGCGCAATAATATTGTAGTGAGTTCTTTGTCCAGGTGGTTTTTTTCTGTCAACTTCTGGCACTCGCGACAAGATGATTTGAATCATTCTTTCAGCACCAACGTCTGCGTAATCCTTTGATAGTTCGGTTCTCCCAGACCGCAAACGACCACTTTCTGGACCGTATTTGGTGTAGAAACGCAACAGCGTTTTCCAATCTCTTTCACTCAAACTTCCCTCTGTAAAAAACTTCCTTGCGATGCCGTAGGGAACATTAAATGAGGGTCTTGAGTTTCCCCAATTGGCTATGTGAACTTTTTGATTCTGGGGCCAGGAATCTGGGCTGCTGTTGGCCATTTCTTGCAACGTCATGGGCCCACGACCAGAACGAAGCGCTCTTCCCGAAGCCTGTCGTTTTGCCTTGCGCAAATCTTCTTGGCTGATTGTCGGCGTTTCTGTTTCTGGCGGTGTGTTTCTGTCTCCAGTAAACAAAAGATTTATTTCTTCTTCGGTGAAACCCAAATCTCTCATTTTTTGAATAGACGTTTTTATTGTTTCTCCACGCTTATCTCCCTCCAGAATTGGCACTCCGCGTTCATCTCGCTCTATCTGCCCTTTTCTGGCGGTTCGCCCAGACTTCAATCGATTGGAGTTGTTGTCATTCGCCGATGTTTCTCTGGCGAATTTCAATGCCTGTCTATACAACTGTTCCGCTCGTTGTTTGGAAATTCCAAGTTGGTCGCCGATTTCCTGAAATGTCTTACGGCGTTCTCTAAGGTCGAGTATTTGTTTGTCCCTTTCATCCAGGGATGTCTTTTTGGTCTTTGACGTTTCGGTCCGTTGTGGCGCTGGCAATCCGCCCCTATTGCTTTCTGGACCAGATGACTCAAGCCACGCAGAACCCCAAATAAGTGCTGGGTGTAAATCCAAGGCACTTATTGTTAATCTGTCTGCGTCATAAGGTGTCAGGGATGCATCTGGTTCATACATCGCATCAATTGTTGCTCTTGGAACACCAAGCACTCTGGCTTGTTCGTCCCTATTTCGTCTCATTCGCAACCTGTCGTAATTGAGCAATTCTGATGCTTTTAGAGCACCACCCTTTTTAATCTTTTTAGGTGTTAGCCATCTATTGTCTGCATCGGTGGCCCACCAATTTGGACCACCTGGCGGCATCATTGATGGTCTTCCGCCAGAAGCAAGTCTCGGTACATTTGGTGTTGGGTCTGGCATTTCCATCCAAGTACCATCAAAAATTAATCCATTATTGTTGGCGTCTCTACGCTTGTTGCGGTCAAGAACTCCTTCAATTTTCCCCATTGCACGGCGAGTACCACGCGAAACACTTCTTGCACTACCGATTGCCCTACCCAAAAATGATTTGTTATTGAGTTCTTCGTATAAAGATTTCTTTTTTATTTTTGAGCGACGGGCTTGGTCTTGCAACTCCCTGCGGACAACCGTTCTGATTACGCGCCTGTTTGCTTCTGCTTGGCCGCGTCTTCCCAGAAACGTTGTTCCAGCAAGCCTTGCGTAATCGGTGTTGTTTGTACAGGGCAGCCACACGGTTCTTCCAGTTGCGGATGGCATGCGGCGAACACCAATGCAGCCCAACATTCTGCCTCGTTTTCGTGCCGACTCAATATCTGTGAAAACGTCTGGGTCGTTATCTCTTGGAGATGTATTGGGTATATACGACTTGATACCACCAGAATAAATCGTTGAGTTTATTGGTGCCGAAACTATGCCGCCACCCTCAAGTGTGGCGAATCCCCCGAGGGGTTTTGTTTCTCTTAGATTTTCCCAACCGCGCTTTTTCTTTCTGCCTTTGGCCTTGCGCTTTCCGTATCTTTTATGTAAGTCTATGTATGCGGTTTTACGCTTTGGTTCTGCTTCTCCAGAAAGCCTTAGCAGTTCTTCGTGTGTTTCACACGGCATCCATTTGCCCTCGTGTTTGTGTGCCCCATTGCACCCGACCCATTGGGCAGCACGAAGCGCAAACAGTTTGGAATTTGTGTTTGATTGCTCATCAGTCATGAGCCAAACCTACTTCTCTACGGTTTTGTGAGCCTGTATCAACGCCTCAACATAGTTGTTTGGATGGCGCTTTTTATATAAGCGAGCCTCAGCAAGGTCATCCTTGAACTCTTCTTCTAATTCATCAAACAAAGTATCAATTATTGACAATTCAATGTCCCCGTCTTGCATGTCCATGCTTATCTTTTTAAATGCCGCTTGCATTGACTCAGCAAAGTTGTGTCCACGTTCGGTTCGTATTGGGAATCCCCATTGGGGAGTTTTGCCATCGCTGTCCCAGCCACCAATACCATCATCAATATCGTTAAACGGTGGGTAGTCCATGAGGTCGTCTAGTTCAAGGTGCCGCTTGCGCAGTTCCGTCATTGCTTGCGTGATTTTGCTTTTGTCAGCCATAGTTCTTCACAATATTATCGCGTCGTTTGATAAGAATATCCGCAAGTTCTGCTGCTCTTTGTGGGTCCTTTACAACAGCCATAACCGTCTTGCGAATGTCATCGTCTGTCAGTTTTGACAATGCCTGCGCCTGGCGCTTTATCTCTTGTGGGGTAATATTGCTCAATTGGTAGTCACCCCTGTCGTGGGCCATGGTGCGTAGTTCGCCCACACTTGGACCAAACGGTGTTGAGTTGCCGCTCCCTTTCAATTGTCCTTGGGCTCTGTGGTCCAAGGAACCACCGACATCCGTTCTTACGGCATTACCTTTGCTATCCATTTGAACATTGCCATTCAACATCACGTCCCAGTTGGCAAGCCACGCATCGACAACAAAGCCCTTTTGCGCTTCCGCGCTATCCCTATCATCCGCGCTGCGAACGTTTGGAATCAGTTTGGAAATCATCACGGGCTCACCATTGTCAGTGACCATTTCTGATTCGACGGTGGGTACTCCAGCGAGTTTGTATAGTCTGGCAGCAAGAACTTCAGTCTCAAGACGCTTTTGAGCAGTTGCTGGATTTTCGCCGCCCTTAGGTACCTTCCCGTAGTACTGCGTTCCATCTGGCGCCGTATAAATATTCGCAGGATTTGAGCCACCCATTCCTGCTCGTCTCCTGGACCAGGAATCAATCGCTTTTGCACCACCTGCGGCTGGCGCGCTTGGGGTGGGTGCCGCACTTGAAGTTGAATCGGTTACTGATGCTGGTGTTGGCGTGTCTGGCTTTGTGTCACCACTACTGGAGTCCTTGTCGCCATCACTTCCCCTACTGCGTCGCGCCTTTCGAATCGGCGAACGACTTGCCTTTACAGCCTCGCCTTCGCGACTTCTGTCAGTCCTTCTCTTCCATGACAACCATGTCCGCCCAGGGAGTTTGCCGTCTTTGTCTCTGGCAAGCGCCTTGGCATTGTTATATGTCATTGGACGCTGAACGGCAACGACTCCACTTCTGTTGTGCAGCAAGAACGGGTCTTCTGCACTTGGATTATCAGAGTTATTAGTATCAATACCGTCAACTCCAATAATTGGTGCAAAGTAGCCCAGTTCTGAACCCTGTGCTTTTTCGGTAAACCTGTCCAAGTAATCCAGAGTGTCAAGAATCCTCTTCTTTTCATCACTCACTTTTGCGCGCTGTTCGTCAGTTGTTCTTGGCAACTTTTCCAGGTCTTCCATTTTTGAAATTAGGGCACGAACAATCTGCCCGCTGCGCGACGTCTCGTTGTCAATATTTGAAAGTTCCCTGCGAAGGACTTCGGCAATTTCACCTGGTTCCCTGGCGGCCACGCCCTCTCGCGTATTACCGAATGCGTTACGTAGAGAATTGTTAGCACGCTTCGTTAGGTCTTTCATCTTGTCGCGCTCACGCTGCAGTTCATCAGCCTTGACGATGTCCGCGCTTGGTGGAATGAGAACCAACATGCTGTGGCGGTCAGCATCTGCATCGCCCGCGTACCCGCCCCATCGCGTGCCTGGGAATGCAAAGTATTCACCAACACCAAATGCCCTCATTCCTTCGCCAGGGATAAATCTGTCTGGGCTGGTTAGGAATTGCTCAACGTACGATTCGCTTTCTACTTCTTTGTTGCCAGTTCCCCGCACGACTGGTTGCCACCCTGCGGCAATTAATGCGCGTGCTTCATCTTCGGTAATAAGAGTTGGCGGTTCGCTAAAGCCCATGTTGACCCATAGGGTTGCCAGCAACTGGTCGTACACCTTCTTTTTCTCACCCGCATTGGTAAGTTGCTGTGCCTCTTGCAATCGCTTATCCATGAATTGCATGGTTGTCAGGAATTGGTCGTCAATGGTTACCGTTCCATCGTTGGCAACTCTTACTGGCGTAAGCACACCCTTTTGTTCATTTATGGCCCGTGACAATTCCTCTGGGTCACGGTCCTTTCGGAATCGCGACCTAAAGGCGCGAGCCATGGCGCGACCACGCAACTTCCTCTTTTTAATTTCTAGTGTCGGGTCGGCCAGGTAACCAATTCGCTTCCCTTGTTGAATTCGTCGTTGTTCTCGTGCCCTGATTCGCGCCCTTCTCTCTGGATTCATTCTCAAGAGACGCTGGCTAATCCGCAGTGCTCGTTTTTCGTCCTTTGCGGTTCCAAGTTCTAGTTTGTCATCAACCGATGTGCGTGGCTTGAACTTTGACTCACCGCCAGCATGCTTGGCAATGGATGATTCCGCGGTCGAAAAACCCTTTGGTGCTTTGGCGCCCTTGGCCTTTGCCGCCTTAACTATTGCACCTTTTGATGTTGGGTGCAAATGTTCGAGAGCAGAAAAATCATCATCTTCAATCATGTTCATGATTGTCTGTAGGTCGTCAAGCGCTCGTCTTGCTCTTGTGTAGTTGGTTGCTTGCTCGCCAGTGTCTTTGGAACTAGAATCTTTGAGTTCGACATTTCCGTCAGCATCAACCTTGAGCGTTCCGTCTTCATTCATGACAAACTTTTGAACGGCGCCCTTCTCATCGTCGGGTTTTGCAACAGCCCTGTCCAAGATTCGCAACATTTCCCTAATATCATTTGCGTCGAATTGTGCGTCTTCCGAACGCGGGTCAAAGGTTCCACCAGTTCCGCGAACTTGTTTGCGAACTGCGCGCGCTGATTGTTTCTGCGCACCACGCACTTGGCCCCTCCAGAATTTTCCAAACGCGCCACCCTTGAGCGATTTTTCAAGCGCTTTTCTTCTTTCAATAAGTGCTTTCTTTACTTCTTCCTTTTGCTCTGGCGTAAGGGAATCCCAAAACTCACCATCTCCTTCAAGTAGCGTTCTTCCAAGATGCTTGCGCATTCCAGTGTTATTCATCGTTCCGCCAACACCGCCGCCAACAGAAAGCATGACATCTTCCTGGCTCGGACGACGCCCATCTCTCCCAGAAGCAAGGCCACGAGGTGTTGCGGCTCGCTGCATTGTCGCAAGTGACCTTCTGGTTCCCTGTGGCATATCAAGACCGCCTCGTCCACTTGCCACTCGACCAGACGCACTTCTAGATGGACTTGCTGGCGCCTTTTCAAGGTCGTTCATTATGTCCAATATGCGGTCACGCTCGTCCTCGTCAATCGCTGAACTGTTGTCCAAAATTTCGCGCAAAACGTTTCTTAAGTCTCTATTGTCTTTTGGCGAGATGACCTGACCGCGTACAAAATTTGCAGCAGCGTTCACCAATCTGTCAACTTCGTTTTCGTCTTCGCCAACAACTTTTTCAATATCATCACGCAAATTGGCCGCTGTACGACCAGAGGTTAACTTTGTGGCATCTTTAGATTGTTTGTTGAGTCTGTCCAGCATTGTTATTAGTTCAATCCGCTGGTCCTCATTAAGTTGGGTATTGTTATCCAACAATTCTCGAAGAACTGGCTTTATCGAATTGCTTTCTTCCTGGGTTATTCTTTCGCCATTCTGAAAACGTCGAATTGCATCAATTAGTGGCGCATCAACATCTTCGACAGCGTCGTTTACAATTCGATTTGTCCCAGAGGTGAGACGACGGTTGTTATATTTCTCGAATAACCGAATGAACGATTCTCGGGTAAAACCCTCTCTTCTTAACTGTTCGTCCAACTCTTGTTTCGGGTCATACATTTGGCCAATTTTTCCGTCTCTTCTGCCAATTTTTCCGTCTCTTCTGCCAGAAGTAAGCGCGTGTCTGTCCATCGCTTCCTGACGGAAGAACCTAACGTCTTCAATAAGGTCGTCCAATACGTCACGCTGGTCTGGCGTGGACGTTTCATAATCCCTTCTGTATTTCAGGGCCTTTAAGACTGCTTTGTTTTCCGCATCGGTAAGAACGCCAGAACCTCTCTTTAACTTTTCAAAACCTGTGCGCATATCGTCACTGACGCCTTCGTCATTGTCGGCAAGGTCTAGCGAACTTTCAATCATGTCTTCTCGCGTTGCATTGCGACGGCCAGAAGTGAGTCTGCCTCCCTTGTCATCTTCCATGGCATCGAGTAGTGCGTGAACACCTTCAGCAAGTGCATCGCGCTGCTTATCAGTAATCAAACCCTTGAGTGAGGAGTCGACAAGTTCTTTGGCAAATTCGCGTCGTTTGTCTATGTTGTAAGACAATGGCTTTTTACCACTATGTGGAACTCTGTTTCTGGCATCAATTTTAGATAGTTTGCTAACAAGTCTTTTAAAGGCCCTGTCGGTGTCAGTTTCTGTTGGGCCCTGTAATTCGATTCCAATGTCATTGGCAAGAATTCTTATTCCCGTATCAAAATCGTCGCCACCCTGCTTGCTGCTTCCATAAGAGTTACCAATCATGTCCGCAACTTCTTTGCTTGGTCGACTTGAGCGGCCAGAAGCGCTTCGGCCTCCCCTCTCATTTTCAATAGCATCAAGTAGTGCGTGAACACCTTCGGCAAGGGCATCACCCTGCTTGTCGCTAATCAAACCCTTGAGCGACGAGTCAACAAGTTCTCTGGCAAACTGGCGCCGTTTACCACTGTCTGGAATGTCTTTTCCTGCATCAGCATCAATCTTGGACAGTTTCTTGACAAGTCCCTGAAAAGCCTTGTCCGTTTTGTCGTTATTGTCTAATTTGATTCCAGCGTTTCTGGCAATTTCTCTTATTCCCGTATCAAAATCATTGCCACCTTCCAGCATGCTTCCATAGGAGCCGCTAATCATGTCCGCAACTTCTTTGCTTGGTCGACCTGAGCGGCCAGACGACAAAGCCTGTTGAGATGGGTCAAACTTGCGCTTGGGGGCTTTTAGGTCTGCCTGCATTTCGTCCCTAAATGCCTTAAGTTCATCTTTTTCATTGTCGTCAGTATCGGTATCTTCAATAATGTTATTGAGGGCACCAATTAGGGTTCGCAATTCATCGGGGTCCAGCGCTTCACCACGCATCCATTGAGACCAAAGGTCGGTTATTTCTGGTGTTTTTTGGGGGTCCCTACCAGACGTAAGCGCTCGTGTAGTTTCTTTTCCTCTTTGTGCCCTGCGTTCTCGTTCTTTTTGCTGTGCCGCATCACGATTTTTTGCAATCCGTTCGCGGTTTTTTCTCTGTTCTCGCTTTAGTGCGCGCATCAACGCGTTGTATTGTTTTTTGGGAACAATTCGCGAAAGATTTGTTGCTGCACCAGTTTCAGTAACGCCGTCGTAGTCGTCAAGCATTTGCGCTGCATTAACGATTTTGTTGGCTTGTCTATCATTAAGTCTGGGTCCCTCAATCTCAAGATTTCTGTCGGATGCAGCATTGTCACCACGATTTCGACCAGAAGTTAGTTTGTCGGGCTGGGTTCGAGTGCTGTTCTTGCCCTTCTTCCATTTCTTAATATCTTGCTGTAGGTCAAAAATTGCATCACGAACATCTTCGGTTGTATTGGGACTATTAAGGATATTATCGATTGTTTCCTCTAGGAAATTCATTTCGTCTTGAGTCATTCGCAGATTATTGCGCAATTTATTCAAGACGTCATCAAATTCATATCCGACAGGAGAAAATTCGTTATTGTCATCGTCGAAAGTATCGTCCCTGCCAGAAGGTAGACGATTGTCATTGGGTTTCTTAAATTTGTTTTTTCTATCGCTTCTATCCCTATTTGTGTCCACGTAATCAAATGGGTCTTGTTCGTAATCTTTCTTATATTCGTCGGCAAGTTTGTTGTATCTTTCTTGTGGAATTCTTTCTTCTAAAACTTTTTCGCCAATCTTTCCACTAATCAAATCGTTAAAAAACTTATCAACCTCTCGGCCAGAACCATCTTCAAATGTTCTTGCACCCAGTTCGCGCACATCCTCGTAGGGAACTTCAAAATGTCTTAACTTCCCATCTCGCGTATATAGGTGAAGTACTCCTTCATCTAAGTCGTAATGCGCCGCTATGGCCAAGCGGCTTCCCTTTACCCAAACTTTTGCCAATCGGGCGCCGCGCGTCCGCATTTCCCCGCCAGACTCCTCTTCTGGCATGTTATGAATAAATTGTGCTGGTCTTACGCGCATTCTCTTTGGTCGTTCAAAATTGTTGTCGCCAAATCTTGGACGCATTCCAGCGCCAGATGCAAGTGCTCTTGGATTCACGTTGCGCTCCGCTCGCCCAGAGCGCGACCTTCCCGTTAGCGGAACAAACTTATCTGGCTTTGGCTTTGGTTTACCAAATGTTGGCGGTTCTTCGCGAACTGGCATTTGCTCGAAACGTACTGGCCCGTCTCGGTCTGGACGGTAATCCATTGTGCGTGTCATGCGCCGTGCCATGCGGTCAGAAACTTCCCGTCGCATTTGCATTTCTTCCCGTGGTGTTAGTGCTCGCCCAGTACGACCAATCCCCCTATCTGGTTTTTCAACAAATCTCGTTGGGTCTGGCATTTCGCGCCACGTTCCATCGAAAATCATTCCGTCTCTGTCAACGTCTCTTCTCTTGCGCGGGTCAAGTTCACCGCTAATAACACGCGAAGCCATACCGCGCAGTCTTCCCCTGTTGCCCCTGTTTGGTGTTAGCGCTCGCCCAGCACGGGCAATCGTCCTACCAAGACTTGCTTTTACGTAAACATCCAAAATTTCTTTTGTGTTTGAACCCATTTGGTTACGCTTACTCAATGGAATAGTACTGTCAAGAACCTTCCTATTTATTTCATTAATAATTTGTTTGCCGAATTGCCGCTCCGCTCCACGCGACATTTTTGTTTGTATTTCATGTCTTTCAGTAAGACTTGATGTTCTGTTTGGCTTGCCATTGAATTGTTTGGTTTCGTTATTGAAAGCCAATTGATTCAATCGCATTTTGAGGGCTATTTCGTTGGTTGCAACTTCTTTTCTGAAGTTTTTTGCCTTAAAAGAGACCACACATAGTTTTGCTCGTGTGTCCATTGGCAGTGCAGAATCAGTAATTGACGGAAGTTTAGACAATGTCGAAAAACGCTCATGGTCAAGTTCAAACTGATAGGTCTTTTCCTCAACCACGCCCATATTCACGGCAGTTGCCTCATCGGAACTGACAATTATCTTTCTCATCATTTCGTCAGAAAGGCCCTTGAACTCACCAACCGAAACCCCATAGGGGAGATTCCCCAAAGACGCAGTATTCGCATTGGCCCACTGGGCCCATTCAATAGCCCGTTGTGTCCAACCGAAGTACCTTAGGTTTCCGTTGGATTTTACGACAACGCCGAAATTTATCCCTCGCGCTACGTTTTGAAGAACTGCGTACTGTCTCATTTATCTTCCCAACACCAAGGCACTAAGTTCGTCACTTTCTTGTATGAGTCTTTCAAGTCGAATACCGTATAATCTTTCAAGAATATTGAGATGGATTTTTTCTCCAGCACTCAATTTTCCATCTGTGTAAAGCCTTGATTTAAATTGTGACAGACTGAAGGCACGCGCCCGCTGAATAAGTGTAGCAATAAATTGAAGGTATTGTACGCGCTGTGCTGCTTTTAGTTCTTTAAAATAATCAAGATACAGTTTGGAATTATCTGGAGTAATCAGGTCACCTATTTGTGCTTCTGTTCTTTCGGTTATTTTAATTTTTGATAGGTCGACCAACCCGCCGCCGATATTTTCAACTGGGATAAGTTTGGTTTTGCCGTTGTAGTCGGCGAGTTCCACGGAACCACTGTTTCTATTCGAAACATCTGTCAAGATGTCTGAAATAAGTAGTTTTGTAACTTCTGTCAGCGGCGCAGAACCAAATCCAGCGTCTGGCTTCATCCTGGAACCTTTCAGCGCGGTTGCCGCATCTTCAACCAAATACGGCCTTCTGTCTCCAGAGCCAAGAAGCAATACGTTGGGTGCCTCGATGGCCAAATGTTGCTGAACGCCAGAAATAAACCGCTGAGATATGGCCTCGTAGTCAACGTTTGATGTTCTTTGCATATATTTGTCACCGTTTGGCATGGTGAGCATTGTTCGCCCACCACCAATGCCATCCCTTTTAATTTGCGAGACCTTTGTGAGTGCTTGCTGAAGTATGTCTGGTGCAATTTCCGTAAGCGACCCTCCACGCTGGATGTGGGCCACGGCGCCCGCGAGTGTTCGAATGTCTTTACCAACTGGAGCAACGGATTCTGATTGTCGTTGTTTTGGTTCTGATATTTCTTCGGTTGCCTTTGCGACACGCTTCTTAAATCCAAGCGAAGCCCAGCGCTGTCGTCCGTCATTCCCAATTTCGTTTGGTCTAGATATCCCAACAAAAGATTCTGAGTATCCAATTCCCTCGCCAGTTTCCTGGGCAACCATTTTGAGTCTCGACGCTGGGTCTTTTGAGTTATCCGAATCAATTGCAGCATTGACGGTGCGTCCCAATTTTCTTCTTTCGCCCACTGTAAGTTGACGACGTTTTTCCAGGGTGAGAACCGAACCACCAGGCAAAACGTATTTAAGGCTTGTAACTCCAGTATTAGACAAGAGACCAAGTTCGTCCTTTCCAATAGCATCTGGGCTGGAAACATTCAACATGTATGTTGCACCCTCCATGTCCCTATTGTCTGGAATGGTGCGCAAAACAGACGGCGGAACGACTGGTTCAACGACAAATCCGTCGCGCCTAACCATTCTCGCGTATGAATCCCTGGTCGAACCAAGCGGCTTAACGAGTTTTTTAATTTCCGCCAAGGCTTTTTGTGGATTTGACATAGAAACCTTTGGTATTTGTGGGGCGCGTTGTTCAGTAATGCTGCCCCCGTACTGACCTTCACCAAGCGGTTTAGCAACCACATCCGCAACTGGGGGATTTAATGCTCTTGCGATTCTTCTAACTGCGCCGATTGCCGCCCCAATTGGACCAGGAATGGCAAACAATCTTTGACCACATGTTGAAAATCTGTTATCGGTAAATCTGCCACCATACTGGTATCCCTCAGGGCATCGAGAAACACCGTCCCCAGCATCTCGTCGCATTCCAGGAATTCCTGGAATGCCAGGAGTAAGTATTCGCGTAAGGGTAGAGCGAATCGGGCTCCTTATCATGCTGAGGTTTCCAGGAGTTATAGCAGAACCAATCGCTTGAATGCCTTGAAGAATTGGATTATTTGATGCCACGGCTCCAATTCGTTTAAATTCAAATTCTCTCCCCCTACCGCTGCGCTTAATGAGGGCTTTGTAAGATATGACTTCTTGTCGTGAAGCAGAAAAAGCACGCATGAGATTAGTTGGCGCCGTTTCGGAATGCTTAAATACCGTGCGAACCTTAACAATTTCTGAATCTGGGCAGCACAGACTCTTTTGTCTTAGAACCTTGACCTCATTGATGCTTTTGGTCTCGTACATCAGTCACCACAGCATTTCGTAGACATATATTCACCAACGACAATCATTCCAGATTTATCCTCGCCCTCAAGTTCCCAATTGTCATCATTGCGTAGATACTTGACAAAATCAGATTCTGCATCCATAAATTCCTTAAGAACCGTCATGGCGTACGCCTGGTCGCCACCAGTAATTATTGGAGTTTCCTCTTCAATTGTGTCACGCCAAATTTTCTCTGAGTAAAACTCATCAACTTCCATGTAATCTGCCGACTTCCCCAATGGCTTACCTTTGCCAACACTCCTAGCAAGTCGTTTTGGAGCCCTTATGAGTCTGCCAAGCCGCTCGCCAAATTCACGGTTGGTCCAATTTCTTTTCTTTAACTTTCCCCTGCAATTCTTCATGCCTGGGTGATGACAACCCTCATTGGGCCATAGACCCGTAGTTTCGTGGTGTAGCCAAGCACAAATATTATTCAACGGGTACAATTCTGGATGGTCGGCAAGAATTATTCTGCAACGCCTAAATCCGCCAGGTTTGCGCATTATTGGTCGCCAATATCGCAAAAGCCTTTCTAGATTTCCTCTTCTTGGGCCATATCCGCGGAGAATATCACCAGTAATTCTTTCCTGGGGAAGGTCAAAGATGACGTCCTGCGGCGCTTTAATTTCGTAACGCTCGTTAGACATCTTTTCTACCATGTTTTGTTCTTTTTCCAATGTTTTCTTTTTTCACCCAATGCGACATTACCTTTTTAGACGGCTGCTGTGACGCAAGTGATGCCCTGAAATCAATAGCCCTATTTTCGTAATCGCGGGTCTTGGACCTTCTGTTTAAAATGTCCTCTTTTACGTGAACATCTTTCAAAAGCGCCTTACTAACTGGTGCAGATTTCTGCACAAATACAGAATACCAGTATGGACCGCTTCTTTTTTGATGACCGTTCCAAAGTTCTTCGTGGAATTCAGAATTGTTTATTTTCGTCATGATTGGATTCCAGTCAACAAATTCCCAAAAATTTGTAACTTTTATGTCACCAAATCGACCAATCAAAACACAATCTGATTTATTGTCGTACGCGTCAACAACGTAATACACCTTGGTGTCCTTACATTTTCCAACAAGTATTGACTTCATTGTTTTTCCTCTTCATTAATAATAAATGGGAACATACTCCGCAAAGCACTAGGTTGCGGTACGGCGCGCTTATCAAGTGACCGTCTTTCCGACTTCACTCTTGGGCCCAATTCCTCCAATAGTGTTTCGGCATCATTTCGTATTGCTTCAGCCGAGTCTAATACAACTTCAGCCGTAACATAGCCGTCGCCAATTGACACGATTTTTAACTTTGTTCCTCTTGGAAGCAAGAATTCTGCTTCTTCAATCACTTGTATGCTATCAAAGCGCCAATCGTGCCCATCCCCGTCGTCATCAGGTTTCAGTGCTGTGGTTATTGTGCCGCGCGCGCCTGCGGGAACAAGTATTTTTAATATTGGCATCGCCCTTAAGCGGTCGTGCCACCCCCCATCACCACGGCGCGAAGCCGAAAACATATCCCATGTCTCCCATTTGCTGTTTTGTGGTGCCTGTTCGCCGCCGTAGTCGACATATCTAGCGGTAAGTGGGACAGGGCTTACTGACGTAGACATAAATCCTTTTTCAGTGATGATTCCGCCAACACCAGCCTCATCTATCATCTGCATTACTTTCCAACTTGTGATTCCCCTAAATACCGTGATTGGTTCCTCAAGTGGAGGAGAATCCTTGATTATCGAGTCGATGTGCGCAATCTGCTTGCTTGCCTTGGCGATTTCCCTCTCTATTAATCCCTCTGGCGGCTGCCACCCTTCGGGGAGTGCGTAGACGAATCGTTTTAATTCGTCGTCGTATACGCCGCGCTTATATCTGGCTCTGGCTTCTTCAATCTCTTGTTGAAGACGGACAGAAGCAAATTCTTCTGGGCCAAGTCTCAACAATCTATTTATGTTGACATATCCGCTTCGCGCGTACCCACCAAACCCCATCAAAGACTGCAATTTATCGTACTTCTCATCTCTTTGTTCCGTCTTGTATATGCCCCCTTGCAGATATGAGTTGTAGTGTTTCAAAAGTTTTACGAAGCGAGCAACATAACGCGGGAATTTGTACCGCGGGTCCTGATTGTTGTAGACGCGCCATCCGATTTCAGTGTTAGGAAAAATGTCTCCATCTTCCTGACGGTCTTCGTTTATTTCGGCGGCCAATGGGTCGGGATATGTCGGCAATAAGTCAAGGTTCTCACCAGTCGGGTCCACTCTTTGTAGTTCTTCATAATCCAGTGGACCACGGCGCCCAGATGCAAGCCTGCCAGATTTTTGTCTCTGTACGTAGTCTGCTTTGGCAGTTTCAAACGCAGTTATATCCTTATCGAATCTTTCCTGTTGTTTGGTTACGTAATTTTTCCTATTGGTTTCATCAAGAACATCTGTTGACCATTTATTTTTTATTGCCCCCTCTATTAGTTTTCTCATTGATTCAGCAGTCGCTTCTGCATCTGCGTCGGCGGTATGATGTTTGTCGCCAAGTTCGACCTTTAGGTATTTTGTAATGTCGGCAAGACTATTTGACGGAACATTCTTGCCGAGTTTTTTGTTAAATTTAAAGGGCCCATCAGGTTTTTCATCGGAGTATCTTGGCAACACCATTGATGCCATATCTTTAAGGTCAATCCAGCCAGCCACACTGAAATCGATTCCGTGCTTTTTGAGTGCGTCTTCCAAAACGTCTTTGTCAAACGCGGCATTTTGCACTCCCATTATCGCATTGGGTCCAATAAATTCGGCAAGTCGTCTATGGGCTTCGGCAACAGATGGCTTGTTCTGTAGAAACTCATCTGTAACCAGATTGCCGCCGTAGTCTTTAAGGTTGTCCCTCGACCATTGCTCCCAATCACTACGGGGAATTCCTGGATTTACATAGGTTTCAAATCTCTTTGTAACTTTTCCGTCTTTTACTTTTACGGCACCAATTTGTGTAACTTCTCCGTTGCCAGTGGAGAAATTAAATTCATCGAATTTGAGCCCTGTTGTTTCGTAGTCAAGGAAGGTCACCTCCACATCGTTGTAGCGCTTTTGGAAGTCTTCCCAATCTTTGACTCCTTTAAAGATTTTATTCGCGTCTCCAAGTATTGGACCATACGATGGCTTTCTTGGGTATTGCGGTTTTTCATTTTCGTCTATCCGCCCAGACGCAAGCCGTCTATCTATTCGGGATGGCTCGCGTTTTGCTACTTGACCTCGGCCACTTGCCAAACGTTTTGGTGACCCAAGTTTGTCAGATGATTTTCTTGGTTTTAGGGCATCCATTTCTGTTTCTGGAGCGATATTTGCGCCCCATTCAGACAAAAACTCTCTTATGATTTTTACGGAACCATAACCAACAACATCAACAAGTTCATGTTCTTCTGTCATGCCACTTATTTCCATACTTCTTGGGTAAAACGAATGGACATCATCGTTGACTCCGTCGTACCTTAAGAATGTAACCTTTGGCATGTTTTGGGGGTCTTTTAGGCTTTCGGCGATTAATGTTCTAATTCTCTGTCGTTCTCTTAGTTTCCCAATTGCTTCGGCTCTAAAGGCAATTTGTTCTCGTAGGTCCGAAACCATTGCTGCTGGATATTTTTTGTCCTTGTTTTCCAAGATTTCAACAATTAATTCAGCGTCTTGTTTTGTAATATAAGGACCAAAATATTCCCTTATCGTATTTCCATCAACCGTCTTTGGTGACACTTTGTGTTCGCGCATATGTTGTCGCTGAAAACCCTCATCAATACGAATTTCTTCTACATCGTCCATACCAAAACCACCAGCGACTATGCCTTCGTTGTAATAACGCTGTTCGCTACCGACAGCGCCAGCATATCCTGGAGTTGACACATCTGTTACGTGGGCATAATTATCTGCAACACTTGCTTCCAATAGGTTTGCGATTCTTCGCTGTTGTGTATCCAAAGAGGAATTACTAAACAATCCACCACCAAGAGCACCAGCCCTTTGCAAAAGTGCAGCCGCAAGCAATTCGTCATCGGTCTCCGAGCCATCAAATCCAACTGGTGTTCGCATACCGTTGAATGAATCACCGAATGTTAGAACGGCGCGTTGCGCAATCTCTGGCTTCAGTACAATTTCAGAACTACCGTATTGAAAAGCAAGTGAATCAACTACTTTTCCTTCAAAAGTATTGACCGAACCAAAAGCGCCACCTGGTGTTGGCATAAGTACGTCTATGTCAACCTCGTCACCATCTTGCGGCTTCATTTTGCTTGCGCGGTCTTTTTTTGCTCGTTTTATAAATTCAACCTCGTCTACGTGGAGCATGTATCCGTGGGCTGGCCTTAATGAATCATCTGCGGTTTCTGGAATTCCCAAAAGCAGTTCAGATTCAATCCTGTTTTCTGCCAGTGAAGAGGCTTGGCTACCAGTGTCCTGGTGGGTCGTCATGTATCGTCCGCGCTTAATAAAACCCATCAAGGGCGATTCCCGTGAATCTTTTATTCCAGACATTGACTCACCGCGAATTCTGAATCTTATGCGCTTGTCCAAACCTTTTATTTGTTTTCTAATTGCTTCAGCAAGGATTTTTTTAATCTCATCTTTCGATTTTCCTCGCATTATTTCAGAAACTTCTGGTGACAAATATGGCAGTTTGCCGACTTTTATGTGCTGAAATGCATCGTCAATTATATTATCTACTCGTACTTGCGCCTCTTCTGGGCTTTCAAATCTATGGTCATCAGTAGCAACAATTCCACCACCACGACGACTTGCCTGTATTTTCTCAAGATATGCGTTTCGTTTCTTTTGCAGTTGTTGCGTTTGTCTCTTGCCGAAAGTTATATTTTGAGACTTCATGCGCTCTTTAATAACTCTATTGCTTGGCGTAATTTCGTCTGGAATAACCGTTGTATCCCTTTCGCCATCGGTGGGTTTTCTCCCTGATGCCAATCGTGTGGCCATGATGCGTGCGGCGGTTTTACGGGTTTCTATCTTTCTCAATGCTTTTTGTGCATTCGCTTTTTGAGTGAGCGATTCTCTGTTGGATTGACTAATTTGTCTTAGTGCTGACTCAAATGGGGCCAAAGATTCCACCGCATTTGATTGTGATGTAACACGCGCCATGACGGTGCCATCCGACAATCTTCCAACAACCTCTAGTTCTCCAGGTGGGAGAATTATGCTTCCAACCTCGCTTTTATCGGTCCCTGGGGTGAAATCTGGAAGACCAGAAAAACCCTCAGGAACATTAACGATTACTCTTTGAGTTCCAGAAGTTGGCCCCATGACGCCCTGCTCACGCTCGCTGCGTTTTGTAATTTTTCTAACCTTGTTTCCTGGGTGATGTCTTGTTCCGTTGTCGTTGTCCCATTCAAAAACATTTAGGCCAATTTTGGGTTCTGTCTCTGGCACTATCACCCGTTCGTTTATGGTTCCGCCAGAATCAACAAAAGCCTTATCGGTGGCCTCGTACGCATCCATTCCCGACCGCAAGTACTCTTTTCTTAATCGCAAATATTCGGCGGTGTCGCGCGTTGTTTCATCGTAATCAAGTCCAATCAGTTCACCGTCTTCAGACAAACCGCGCCCCCTTTCAAACGCAAATCGCAGGGCTTCCTGGTCTTTTTGAGAAACAAAGACGGTGTTATCAAATGTTGATGTTGTGTCTGAATCAGTTATGGAAGAACCAGTTGATGGCTTTTTTCTCGTAACTTTTCCGTCTCGGTTGTAGGAGTAACGAGACCCTGGCTCATTTGACAGCGATGTCTCAAATCCGCTGAATTTTCGCGCGTTTGTGTCCACAATCCCAACTGCGCCAAGGTCATCTTCTGATTTGAGAATGCCAGTGAAGTGATGCGAAATCGCGAATCTGGCGCCGTCAATATTGTTGCCAGGTACCCCCATTGACCCATCAGGCAACAATACTTCGACAGCAACGCCGTTGGGGAGTTTGGATTTTTCAATCAAATCGGCAAACGGTATCAATTCCTTATCAAGCATAGCGACCGTTCTGGAGCCATCAATGTCCATGGAAAGATTGAAAGAAACAACTTCTGTTGTGGCAGGTTTGGACCAAGGCTTTTTGCGCCAGTCGCTTTCAATGACTTTCTTTTGTTCGGGTGTTGCGGAATCCATGATTGATTCCCTCAACGAACCTGCCCATTTCGACATTGACCTTCTTCCAGAAAACATTGCAGTTGAAGATAGGCCGCGTTGCTCGACTTCCTCCGCCCTGCCCGACTTCAGCAAGCCGCGGTCCCTGGCCTCCTGTACCCTTTTGTCAAAATCTGTTTGCGCTATCCGCGTAAGGTCCATTATTAAACTGCCAAACAGTTTTCTGGCTTTCACTTTCTCAACGTCTTCTCTTTTGGGCATTTCGAGCGGAGCGACGCGGTCGATAATGTTTGTTAAGTCCCTCTTTAACGTTTTTCCATCGTCCCCCAAATCATGTAACGGCGCAAGCAGAGCATCTATTTCTGGCGTTCGAGGAATCAAATTCATAGCAACAGCAGCACCAATGTCTGCTTGAAGTTCTAATAATGTTTGATTGCTAAGTTGCTCTGCCTTATCTGACCTCAACGCTAACGCCATGGCTCGGCCCTCGTCGTAGACCGTTTGGTCCCACCATCTATCTACTACGCTGATTGCGTAAGACCGAGGGTCTTCTGGGTTATCGATTTTAATTTGCTCTTCCCGCAATTCCCGCAATGTTTCTTCAGGGTTGGCAGAATTTGCAAGCATCTTAAAATACACTGCCTGCCAGTAATAATCCATTGGATATCGGCCACCAACATTATTGGCTATCAGTTGTCGAACTATCTCTGGATACTCCTCAAGTACGCCCGCTATGGTTTTGGGGTCCAACATTCCATGCAAACTGTGCCACTCGCCAGTAGGTTCGTCTAAATAGCCCCCATCCATAACGACGTCATTTATTATTTTCCTTGCTTGTTCATTTGTTAGGCCAAACCGATTTTGTAATATTGCGGCGTACAACCTATATTGCGCTATGTGGTACATTTCGTGGAACATAACGAATTGACCAAATGCTTGATATCCAAGTGAACTAGCAAGTCCCTCAATGTCGCCCAATTTGCTTCCTTCGAGGAGAGCGACCGCGTCGTCAAACCTATGCAAATCCTCAAAGTACGCGTTGATGATGTCCATTCTGACTTCTTTAGACACTTCTTTTTCAATTTCCATAAGTTTGGCGACATCGGTTCCACCGTCAGAAACGGGTGTAATAAATTTTTCGCCACTATCAGAAAGAGAAAGTGTGTGTTTGCCCTTCAATATTGCACCAATACTGACCCACACGGTATATTTGTCAATGTTCCACTCCCCCGTTTTTTTGTTGAACGAGGGCGCAGCCGCTGCAGCATTATTACCAAAGTTCGGGTCGCGTGGGCTCATAAACGCAATTCTCTCAATCAAAGCAGCGCGTCCTGGCTCTTCTGCGGCTTGGTATACGGCGGTAGTCAATGTGCCATTCATAAAAGTAAGCGCTTGACCTTGGAGTACTTGCATGGTTCCATAAAGATTTCGTAACAGTTCTTGGTCTTCGCCAGGAAACAATACTGATGGTGGAATGCCCTTGTCCAAGCCTTCCCGTATTTTCTCTCGTAATTCGTAATCAATCTCTCCAATTTGCAATACACCATCTACACGCTTTTTTTTGTCTAAATCGATTCCTAATGCCTTCAATTTGGCTCTTACCAATGGATTCTCTGTGTCAATTCCATCGATAGTATTTTTTTTAAGTGCATCCAACAGATGGTCAGCCACCATCTTGTTTATCTGTCCAAACAACTCGTCCACTGCATTTCGTATCTGTTCTTCTGTGGGGTTGTCTGGAAGGTCGCCGAATATGGCCAAGTCGCAATCCCAGCCACGTTTCTTCATTAGGAAGGCCAACATGGCCAAGCCTTTGCTGACCGAAGCAGGATTGTTTCTATCCAGGGCAAAATCTGGAAATTCCTTTTCAATCATGTCCAGAACAAGTTGTTGCTGTCGCTTTGTTTCGTCTAGCGCACGCGCCCTTTGCGCTGCGACTCGCGCAAGCCTTTTTATCTCTTTGCCGCTGAGTTTTGTGCCATCTTTGCCCAGCCCTCGTGTGTCGTTGATTTTTCTAAAATATGCTTCATAAACTTCCTCGTACCTTGATGGGTCAATTGGCGGCTCGGATTCTGCAGTCCTTTTCGCTCTTTCCCACGCCTCTTTAATTAATCTGAGTCTTCTTGTCTTCTTCTTTACGTCTTCTGCTTCAGCAATGATTGTGGCGGCTGGCGAGTCAATTGGTTTGCCGTCTGGTCCCAATAGGGGTGGGGCATCTGCGGATTCTGGTAATCTTCCGCCGCTTCGCAGAAATGCAAAAACCCTGCCAGCCTGACCACTGAATGCACGTCTACCCGACGCAAGTGATTGGGTTGGCGCCGCGCTGTCAATAACGGACAGGTCTTGTCTTAGTTGCTGTCCTGCTCTTTGGGCAATTTCAATAAGTTTTCTCGCCACAATCGGCGAAAAGTCAAAACAGTTGCTGCCAACTTCATCGGTGAATTGATTGGCTGCGGGAACGCCAGGTGGGCATCTAAATCTTCCGTCTGCATCAATAACGATTCCAAGTGCCCTTGCTGCGGCTTGTCCGATGTTGCCAACTGTCTGACCAATGGTTCTGCCAAGCGATTTTTGCTCAAAACCACCAGTTCTCGGATTTTTATTGACTGTTCTTATTGTAACTACTGGCTTATTGCTTGCTGTTCGTTTGTCTAGATACTTCCTATAATCCTCTGCCAAGTTTTCCATGGCCGTTTCTTTGGGTGGGTCAACCCAACCAACATTTGCAACATCCCCCATTTGACCATCCCTATTGAACGGCAATGGGGTCATTGTAAAGAATTGCCCTGGCTTTTGTTTTGCATCTGGGTCGTATATGGCAGACCCGATACGAACAAATTTGGACTTTGCTTTTTGTCTTCTTGCCTTGTTGTCAGCCGATGCTGGCTGTTTTGCCCCCAGTGCCTTCACCGATATATCTGGCGAGAACGGATAAATCGAAATTTCATTACGCGCGGCGACGAATTCGCTTACTCGTTCATCAATGCTCTTTTTGATAACAGGGGCAAATTTATTGCTGGTAACCGTGCGTGAAACTACGACTTTACGTTCCTGCATGGCAGGCGCCTTTGCTTTGAATCGAATTACGATTCGTTGTTTTTGTTTTCTTCAACCTCTGCATTGAGCAACTCAAATTCCAGGAGTTGTGAAATAAATTCGTCATCGGCTGACTTTGCTGCGTCGGTTGATTGGCTATCTGATTTTCCGCCCACAAGCCAATTGGCTGGAATCATTGATTCCGCACCAAGCGCCTTGGCGCGCTTCATGATGTGCGTCTTGGCGGCTGACTTATCCTTGGCGCGACCAAAGGCCTGAATTGCGTTAGCCAAATCATCCCTGTTGGCAATTGGATAGGAACCATCTGGCAAGGCAGTACCCGCCTTGGCCATTGAATCACGCTGTTCTTCGGTAAACGCGCGCTTCAGCGCAATTTCGGCAGCCTCTGCCTCAATTGCCTGCGCATCCTCTTCCTCGTACTTGTCGTATCCAAGAACTTCGCCGTCCAATGAAACAAAAACGTCGTACGACTTGCCATCAAGACCGTCGATTTCAACAGCGTAGGCATCAAAGCCCTCAAATACATCTGGCTCAACAGCGACAACGTTGCCCTCAATCGACTTGGTTGCAATTTCTGCTGCGTCGTTGAAGTCAATCAACATCATTTCGTCCACAAGTGATTTCTGCTCAAATGCGTTGTTGTCCAACTTGTGCCAACCCAAAACTTCTGCGCTTGTGCCATCAACAAACACTTCGACAGCGCGCCCGTCCTTGGCTTCTACGTCAACAACGAACATGTCCGCCTCTGCCGAATATCCAGAGTCAAGAACCTTGCCGTCGAACATGTCCTCGGCCAAACCCTCAACGTGAAGGAGACCAGGCATACCTTTTTCTGATACGCATCCACCGACACAGTCGTCGCACACTGGCTGTGCACCTGGATAAACCTTGCGGTCAATAGCACACAGATAGCCACGAGCACCGACATCGGCTGTCTTGTAGCCCATCTTGCGCAATCTTCGAGATTTCATTTCCTCAAGAGGATTCTCTTCATCATCCTCTTCCTCTTCATCATCCTCTTCTTCTTCGTCCATCTCCATTGCGTCTTCGTCGTCGTCTTCTTCTTCCTCTTCCTCCTCTTCTTCCATGGCGGCGGCTTTGACCTTCACGCGCTTTTTCTTGCCGTATCCCTTTTCCTCTTCGTCCATGGACTCCTCTTCATCCATGTCCTCATCTTCCATATCCTCTTCCTCGTCGTCCATCATGGGCATTTCTTTCATTTGCACTGGCATGGCGCCACACTTTGCGCAAACTTTGGCGCCAGCCATGTAGCCACAACCCTCGGCATCGGCACCCTTTGGACACTTAAGTACGGAACCATCGGCATCCAACTTAACCACTGCGTTCTTGTCGTAATCCATTTTTATGGCTCCTTATGTGTTGCGAGACGACAATACCATAGGTCTTCGTCTCACGTTGTATTTCTTGAAAATCGTTTTCACAAATTATACTTCACGAATTATTGCTGCGGTAAACATTTCTCGTATTATCTACGTTTTTCTTCGGGTGGAACTGGCGCGGACGTTTTGTCAACAAAGGTTGACATTGCCTGCGACGCAACTTTTTCAAGTAGTTCTGCAAATAATTCGCCGCGAGAACCAACGCCGCCATCTTTGCCAGCAGTTTTTTGTCTATCAATAACCGCCATCACGGCATCAAGTATTTGGTCCGCTTCTGACGCAGTAAACCTGATTGATGCCACATTTGTTCTCTTGCCACCAGGCCTATATTTCTTGGCTCCCGACTGGATTATTAACCTTCTTAGTAATTGCAGACCGTTTTGTACTGTCTCTTCTTTTGCTTTCGAAATTTCCCTATCAAGAGAGCCATCTATTTTTTGCCACCAGGTTGCCTCGTTGGTTATTTCGGTCTTTGGTTGTTCTGGCCCACCCCTGCCAGAAGCAAGACGTCCATTCCCACCCTCGCGCCGCATGGCATAATTTTTTCGAAATTTCCTGGCGACGCTTTGTGCTTTTTCAATGCGGCGTCCAGAGTAAAGCATTTCGCCTTCCTCTGCTTCGACCACTTCGTCACCATTGTCATCCTCAAATCCACCCAAGCCCATGCTGGTGTCGCCGTAAATTTCATCAATATCTGCGCCAGACTCAATGTCGTCGTCATCTCCGCCAAGCCCATAGCGTTCCTGTGACCTACCCTGACGAGCGAGAGCACCGAACGCAGAATCATCGTCGCCAAGCAGTTCGTCTGTTGAGTCATCTTTTGAACTAAACCTGTCGTAAATGTGTGAGGCAAGAGTGTCTAGGCCCTCGGCAAGCAATCGGTTTCTAACATCTGGTTTCTGAAGCCTTTCCCTTCTTCCATCTCGAAAGGAATCCCTTGCACTGGCGGTCACGCTGTCTATTTCATCTCGAATTTCAGAAATTGCGTTTACGAGAATCTCATAGGCGTTTTGTAATCCCTTGGGCGTAATTTGGCCTTTTGGTCCCAAATCAGATGAAAGTGCTTCCCTCATTTCTGTCAGGGCATCGTCAACAGTTACTTTTACACCTGGAAGCAGTCGGTCACGGCTTGCCTCAACGTATTTTGCTGTTTCTGAAATTAATTGTTGTGTTGTATCGCTTGATTGTAGTTCTGGCCGCTTGTTATCAGACCACGCCTCCCTAGACATTGTTTGTTTCTTTGGCCTTTTGGGTGGCTTTTTCCCCGCCTTTGGCTTCGCGCTCGAATCTATTTGTCCTCGAATTTCTTTCTCTAAATCCAGAGACGATTTAGGCCACATGTCTCTGGGCAATTCATCAAGCGGCTCCTTGCCCTCCAATGCTCGTTCTTTGTTGAGTTTTCTAAGTATTCTCATCCGCTTCAGGTGTTCCTTGTTTTGTTTGCGGACATTCTCGTTATGAATTTCTCGTGCCGCTGGATTTTTTTCGAGAGCGCGCAACAGCGCGTCCTGATAAGTGGACTTACCATATTCTGGGTCGGTATCTGCATCATCCTGAATAATTTTGTCGCGAACCCTGCCGACAAGAACGGACCACTCCATCAATATCCCCTGCTGTCTGTATCGCCCCATTTCCAAAATTCGCTCGCCGTTGTTTTGAGTTTTGTCACCTTCACCAGAAGGGGAAAACCACCAGTCAAATTTTTCTGCTGCAGACATATCATTCCAATTTTTTGGCAATACACCCCTAGCAATCCACTCTTTGAAAAAGTCTGGCCCGTAATACCTTCGGTCGCTGGGCATCATTCCGCGAGTCGGATAAAGTTTTGGAAGGTTTAGTTCCTCATATGGCGTTTTATCCCTTCTCTTACCTTTGTCTACGCGGCCCTCTGCGCCAGCGCGACGAGTTACGTTTTGTGCACCACCCCCCTCGCGTACACGGGGTCCTTGGTATTGTTGGGTCGTTTTGCGTTTTCTTCCTTTGACTTTTGGTGTATATCCGCCAGTTTCCATGACTTCATCAATAACATCAAATGCGCTTCGACCCTTTTCTTTTTTTCCGTCTGGGGCTGTGCGATGAGCGCCAAATATTTTGAACTGCTCTCTTAGGTCGGCATATTCTTGTTTTGCTTTTTCAAACACGTCCTTGGGAATTCTGACATCAAAATCGTTTGCGCCAGTGCGACGTCTTGTGGACAATTCAAAAAGTTTTGCAACTCGAACTAGCGCACTGAGTTCGTTCAAATTATTTTTTTGAATAACATCATCAAACATTCGCTTTACTCGTGGCTTTGTTGTTCTGGGCAATGTAATCGAGCCAGAGACTTCTACGTGTTCCATATTTCTGCCGCCAGACCTCAATCGACGCGGCTCTGGTAGTTCTGGGGCTGGGTCATCCACCTGCATTGGCTTACTGGTGATTCTTAGTGTTCGCCCTCCAACATTTCCAGGTGTTGGCGGATTGGCAGTGCGACGTACTGGTACTGGTTTTCCAGATGTTATTGGTTTTGGGGGTGTTGGGTCTGGCATTTCCATCCAGGTGCCGTCAAAAATATATCCGTCCCTGTTGGCGTCCCTACGCTTTCTGCGGTCGAGAACTCCAGTTATTTTGGCCAGCGCGGCCCTGCCGCGCCTAACTTTTCCCCCACCACCAATGCCTCTACCGATTCGTCCAAGCAGTGATTTGGTTGCATTCTCCACCGCCTCATATGCATCAGCACTGAGCGGCGATGCAATGATGATTCCGTCCTCAGTTACGTATGTTTCAATTCTGTGATAGTCAAACACTGGGTCTAGTGCTTGTTTTGTTGAGAAAATCTGTTGCGGTTCGCAGGGAATCAAAAATTCTGTTTTTTCCAACTGATTGTGTTGATTAATAACTTCCTGCAGAGAGCCAACAATTTCGTTCAATTTTGAAATGACAGAAGAATTGGACATATCATTTTTTTCATTGTTGACGATATTGTTCAATTTATCGGTCAATGTTTTTTCATCATTGTCAAGGTCAAAAAATCCACTTGCTGAATCATTTCCATATTTGACTGGAATAATTGGTTGAGGAATGGACGGTTTTCCCTGTACATTTGGAATACTTGTAACTCCTGTTGGCCTGGGTTGTGCGTTCGGCATTCCTTGCTGCACAATCATTGTCGCGCCCAGTTTTTCTGGCTTACCAAACATGTATTGCTCGCCGTCAAAGTAGTAACCAAGTCTGAACATGCCTTTTCCTGGTTTAAGAAAAATTACAGAACTTTCATTTGCTTTCATAACCTTTATCGGGCCGCCAGTTCTTGCCGAAAGTTCGCGCTCTAGGGCTGCTGTTCTATCGCTATTGGCTGGTTGCGCAACCCCCTGTGCAAATGGGTCGACAGGCGCTTGTGGTTTTTCGGTGACCGCAACTGCCGCACCAGGCATCATGTGCATCATGTGCATTTTCTCGTCATCACTCTTAACCGAAATGGTTCCCGTCAATTGATTGGCGCCATGAAGCACAGGGCTGAGTTCATAAAGTTCAACTTCACGCAGAATATTTGCCTGTTTGCTGTTGTCATAGATGGCATCAAGGGTCTTGTAGCCAATAGACCACTCCTGCTCTTCTCCGAAAAAAGCAACATTTGTAAAGGCCTCTTTGCCCTTTTCTGAGTTCAAATTAAACTGAACCTTGGCATAAAGACCGCCAATCCCAGCAAGTTTCATTTTCGGCGGCAAACGAGGGTCATTCGGTGGTACTTCGTAGATTTCTAGTACCTTACCGATTGGGTCATTCCAGTTGTGGCCCCAAACAACTCGCGGTTTGCGACGAATTAGACTTTTGGAAAAGGCACCCGAAATAACAATATCGCCGACCGAGTCCTTGTTCCCAATACCAGCAACAAAACATTCGACAATGCCCAACGCTTCATCGATGCTGAATTGTCCAGAATTGGATTTAAAAAGAATGTCTTGCATCAAAAATCCTTTGGCCCTGACAATAATAAACGAATCCTGGCAAAACCAGTGAAGGTTTTGGTTTAGATTTCTGTAAATTGACCCAGAATACTGATATTACGAACCAAACATCCACGCTCTGCGTGATTCGTTGCTACAGAAATCCGCGACGGTTTTTGCAAGAAGATTAGAAAATATTGCCACGCAGTTTGATTTAAATACCACACTTCTATACTCTTCATCTTTTACGCCCAGGCTTGAAACATATGCCGAAGTTAAAGTCGAGTAAGTCGACTCGTTTATGTCTTTAAAACGCTGCATTTGCGCATCAATATTGGCAATTATGTCAATCTTTTCTAAAGTTTTTTGTGAATACTCAAGGCTGTCAGACACAATCGTTGAAAGGACTGGCCTAATATCCTCGTCAAATTGCCTGTTCCAAACATCAACGTTAAAGATTGTGTCAACTGCAAGATTTCCGTTGGCTAGAGACTTTTTAGCCTGCTTGCCACTTATCTTTTCCAACGTGACACGCTGTTGCCGCTCGATAGTTCTTTCTAGTGCTCGGCCAAGAATCGATGTCCAGCGTTGCAGGGATATGTTGTCCTCTTTTGTTTCAATATTCGTAAATAGTTCCGCCGACATCGTCTGCTGTGGTTGAATTGCCGCTGTCTCCATCGGAGGCGCCGCCTGTGCCATTTCTGTTTGGGGCGGCATTTGTCCGCCTGGTGGGACACCCTCTGCCGCAAGAGAGCCAGCCATGGTATTGGGGTCAAGTGGACTCGTCGCCAAAGCAGCCGCTGGGTCTGCACCAGCCGCCATTGGGTCACCTGGCATTCCTGGCATTCCTGGCATTCCTGGCATTCCTGGCATTCCTGGCACTCCAGCCTGTGGTTGTTGCTCCATCTTCTTTTCTGTGTTGGCGATGGGCGTAAGATTCGGATTCATAAGTAGGGAATCAGCAAGGTCGCTTTCCACCTTCTTTCGACTTGTTGCTTCACGATATTCGTTGGTGCTAATCAATCCCATTTGTACTTCATCCATAAAGTAACGAGAGCGTTCTTGCTTATACAAAATTAAGATTGGAACACTCGTGATATCAAAGTCAACGTAATTAATATCATCGAGTATGTCAAAACCTCGCGCCAGCAAATCAAGGTGAGGAAGCATGGTTTCATTCCAAAACACGCGGTGTTCTTCTGCGGCGTTGCTAAACGTTCTGCCAGAAGCATTCCCAATTACTGACTCTGGAACACCAAAAGCAGCAAGAATTTCTTCCTTTTGAATTTGTCGCATCTGAACATAGGCGGCGTCTCTAGGACTAGCCGATGTATCCACATAGTCAACACCTTCATCAGATGAAATTACTGTTGTTTGTCCTGCGCGGCCAATATTTCCTCTAAATCTATTGCGTAATTCATCTTTGTCATCGTCGTCAATCTCGCCCTTCACGACAAGAATTCCGCCAGGTCGACCATCGTTAATCAGGTAATTGCGGTTATACACCTTGGCCAAATTTTCAATTTCTATCGCAATTCCAGCAGACTCCATTGGGGTTAGCGAAAGATATGGGTCAAGTGGATGTGGCCTACGAATCCAAAGAACATCATCTGGTTGTAAAATTATCCTTTGTCCAGTCGGCATATTAACTTCGTAGCCCGAAACAAATCGTTTAGGGTCTGGAATCGGCGCAGTGAATTGCGGTGGTAGAAGATTTAGCCCGATAAGTCTTCCATCTTTGCCTTTTACTTTTTCAATAAACGCACCACGCGAAGACATTAACAACTGAGACGACAGTCGATAGCGAAAGATGAAGGAGTTTTCGCCTTCATTTGCTTTTGTATTAAAGATGTCAATAAGTGGGGAGCGAAGGGCCCTTCGTCCAGTGAGAATCTGACCGTCTCTTGAATTATCCTTACGAAGAATTATGGGAAGTCTTGCTTGGTTGCCCGCAATCGCGTCAATGCACCTTTGGACCCATGTAATTTTTTGGAATCCTTCGCGATAAGCCCGCTCGATATCCCACATGTCGTAGTAGGGCTTACCTACACGGCCTGGGTCAAGACTTACTGGCGCTCCGACACCGAGCGCTTTGGCAGCAGCGTTACCTAGCGATTTATTTTTATATGAGTTCCAAGCCATTTTTCAACTACTCAGCGCCCAATAGATATCCGAATACTCCACAGGTGACTCCCGCGACGATAAAACCGATAGGGGGCGCTATAAGGAAGCCTCCTATCGCAGTAAATAGTATAAATGACACCATCAATACATTTGCGAAGGTTGCCCTATTCGCCACTCTTTGTAGAAATGCGCGTATGTTATTCATGTTCTCCAAACTAGCGCATGTTGTCGTCTACGATTGAATGGTGACTAAAGACTGGAACAAAATCCTTGAATACCTTGAACCCAAGAAGCCGCAGTATTGCCCTGAAGAGCCGTCAATAAATCAAAAGGTTTTTTTAAGAACATACTCAATTGAAGCACTCTTTGGCGGTGCTGCGGGCGGTGGTAAATCGTCGGCGCTATTGATGGCAGCCCTTCAATACGTTGACGTACCTGGATACTCGGCCATTCTTTTTAGAAGAACGTTTGCCGACCTATCGCTTCCTGGCGCATTGATGGACAGGTTTAGAACTTGGGCCGCAATGCATGACGACATCCATTGGAACAACAACAGTTTTATAGCCACGTTTCCGTCGAGCGCAAGAATTTCATTCGGGTATCTAAATAATACAAATGACTATTTGCGATACAAGGGTTCAGAATTTCAATTTATTGGCATGGATGAAGTTACAGAAATAAGAGAGTCTGATTACCGATACTTGTTCTCTCGGTTGCGTCGTCCTGCAAGTGGTCCACTTTCCTCGGTTCCCCTACGCATGAGGTGTGCGTCCAACCCTGCACCCAATTGGGTGAGACAAAGATTTATTGTTGAGGGTCAGGAAAAGGGTCGGATTTTTGTTCCGTCGCTGCTAACCGATAACCCAGGCATTGATGCGGATTCGTATCGACAGGCGCTTTCAGCACTTGACCCAGTAGAAAGACGTCGCCTTGAAGAGGGCGATTGGTGGTCAACAACACTTGGCAGCATGTTTGATAGAACCCTGGTTGTTATAGTAGATAATGACGAGTTGCCCGTAACGACATCGTCAGCGCGGGTCGTTCGGTTTTGGGACTTGGCGGCAACCGAACCAAGTCAATCCACCCCCGACCCAGACTGGACCGTAGGAACCCTAATGATGTTTGATGAGGGAATCGCCCATGTCCTTGACGTCAAGAAAAAGCGGGTCAAGGCCGACAAAGTTGAGCAACTTATAGCCCAAACCGCATATGAGGATGGCGTAACCGTGCCAATCAGAATGGAGCAGGAGCCAGGGTCTTCAGGTAAGGCAATTATTGACCAATTTGCCAGATACGTGCTTCCTGGCTTTGATTTTGGGGCAATTCGGTCCACGGGAGACAAGGTAACTAGGGCTAGGCCATTTGCAGCCGCTCTTGCCAATGGCAACGTAAGGGTGGTTCGGGGGGCCTGGCTAGGTGACTGGCTAGACGAATTGTCGGCTTTTCCTGAATCGGCCCCCCACGACGACCAAGTTGACTCGGCTACGGGGGCCTTCAATTATTTGACTGGTTTGGGGTTGCCACAAAGGAGAAAAGTCAGTATCGTGGTGTGAGTTAGTTACACACTATTAGGAGATACTGATGACACTGGATATTTCCGTCTTTGAAAAATGGCGCAAGGACATCATGGAAATTGATGCCCTGCTGGATGAATACATCCGTACAACACCAGACATTGCAGAAGCGGGCGAGATGCTCGTGCAATTGAACATGGTCAAACGCGATATGGGAATCATCTACGACTCATTTGCTGGCAAGGTCGGCATGCTCATGGGCAACCGTGGCCTTGTTGAAACACAGTCTGGCGCTTCCATTGAAAAGAAGAGCGCAACAGACCGCAAGAAATGGGACCACGGCAAACTTGCAACACGAGTAGCCGAACGCCTGAATGAAATGTCGGTTGATATGGACACTGGTGAGCGCACCATGACAGCAACGCAAATGGTTGAAAAACTGCTTGATTATGCTGCCGTTTCATACTGGCGCGTTGGCAAGTTGGGAGAACTGGGCATCAACCCTGACCTATATTGTGAACAAGGCGAACACAAAACAAACGTCATTGTCCGATTGGGGGACAAAAACAAATGAGCGACATTTACAATCGTCTATCTGAACCATTTCCACAGGAGATGGAAAAGATAATCAACAAGGGTGGGGTCAATTTGACCTATATCCCTGTCAGCGAAGTCATCAACCGCCTAAACAAGGTACTTGGTGTTGACAAGTGGTCGATGACCATTCAGAGTTGTCACCGTGACCCAAATGACCCTGAATTTGTGGTCGCGCATGTTCGCATTGAGTATTTCGTTACAGAATTCAGCACGATTACCCGTGATGGAATCGGTGGACAGAAAATCAAGCGCACCAAGTCGGGTGCGATTCTTGATTTGGGCGACGAGTTTAAAGGCGCTATTTCCGATGCCGTAAAGAAGGCCGCACAGACATTTGGTGTTGGTCTTTACCTTGCCCGCA